AGCTACAAATACTGCCTGAAAATGCTCAAAGAGGGATTTTATCATCGCCCCTTGACCGTCATACGCCCCATCGACATCGAAAACTTCCTGAAAGGGATGCAGCGCGATGGCCGCTTGCTCACGCCGCACAGCTGCCGCCACACCTATGCCATACTCTTTGTCCTTTCTGCTTGCAGGTAAATTTTCGGATATGGGGGTGCGCCCCGGAGTTGACACCGGGCGGCGGGGCTTGACGCTCCCCGCCTGCACTGGCCGCACCATATAAAGGCGGTGTCGGACGTACCGCCTGCCCATGCGGGCCGCTCTGGCGTGTTCTTTCAGCCCTTGTCAGATAAGGTTTCATCCCGCCGACGCCGCCGTTCTTCGCACTGGCGGCGGATGATCTCTTTTCCCTTGCGAATGCGCTCAGTTTCTTCAAATCTCCACCTGCCGTAGGACAGCCCCGCGGCGTCGGCTTGCCGGACATCCAGCGTCAGCTTGTCCGGCTTCGTCTTTACGGCCATTTACTCATACCCTCGTGCTCCTTGTTGTGCTTGTACTCTCTGCCGTGCTATAATTTGAACATATAGAACGGAAAGGAGGTGATGGGTTATGCCTTTTTGCCCTCGTTGTGGCAAAGTAGCCAGCGCAGATTCAAAATTCTGCACTGCCTGTGGTTCTCCGCTGAACATCAAGCATGAGAACTGCTGCACCAATCCAGATTGTGTTCGCTTCAAAAGCCATTTCCAATTTGCTCCCGGCGTTCAGTTCTGCGACCAGTGCGGAAAGTTCACTACTGACGGAAAAGAAATCGACGCTCTGACCTGATGCATCCATTTTCTGCCCTTGCTTCTGATCCAAGCAGGGGTCTTTTTATACCCACTTTTCACCGTTCAGCCTGATCCAGCGAAGTGTTCCAGCTTTGTCTTTGAACAGGATAACTTCTTCAAAACTGTCCATACCGGCAAGCTGTTTTGTCAGCTCTTGCAGTTCATCCGGCGATTCCGGGTCTGCCTTTCCTCCGATATTCCCGCCCTGCTGGCGAATCAGCTCCCCCAACATATCAGCACGTTCCGTTCGCTTTCCCTCAAAAAGCACTCTGCGAATAGTTCCGTACAGGTTGTACATTTCATAGGCCCTATTTTGAATTGCATCCCTCCGGGCAGACAGAAAGCCGTTTTTCTTCACAACTGTTTCCAGTCCCTGCGATTCTGTACGATATTTACGTTTCCCTGCCATGCGCTCCGCCCTCCTGCTTTTCGGGTTCTTGTGCGGCGCTTTCCCTCTGCACGATCTCGGCAATCGGAATATTCAGCACCACCGACAAAACGCCCGCAAGGGACAAGTCCATCCGCTTCTGACGTTCTCCGGTTTCGACCATCTGATAATACTGCCGCGAAATTCCAATGCGGTTTGCAACGTCCTGTTGCGTAATACCGGCCTTTTCGCGGGCTTCGATAAGGTATTCTCTCACCTGTTCTCTCCCCCCCTTGCAACGTGTCGTTGCTATCATAATAGCTTCGCCCCTTTCAAATGTCAACAATACGTTGTGTTTTCAGCGTATTGCACAGTTTCTTTGCAACATTTTGTTTCCTCTGTTGAAAAAGCAACAATCGGTTGCTATAATAAAGAAAAAGGGGGATGCTCAATGGAAAACTTAACTGCCATTCGCAAGGAATCTCATGCCACCCAGCAGGAAGTCGCTGATTATCTCGGTATTTCCCGCCAAGCATACGGCAACTATGAATCTGGCAAGCGCGAACCGGACTATGAAACGCTTTTGAAGCTCGGCGAATACTTCAATTGTAGTATCGACTATCTTCTTGGAAGCAGCCGCAGTGTTCGTTATCCCCTTCTCTCGGAATTTGAGCGTAGCTTATTGGAGCAATACCGAAATGCAACGCCCTCCATTCAAAGTGCGGTTTGCAAACTTCTTGATCTCAAGGATGAGAGCTGATAGAACTCATGAGGTTCCCCTGTCAATACAGGGGAACCTCCGCGTGCTACACTCTGTTGCTTACACATCCAGTGTAGCACGCGGAGCCGCCATCTTTTCCAAAGTCAATTCGCCTTTTTACTCCACAATTTTACGTTGATTATCTTTTATTCTTCATTTTCGTAAAATTTGCAAAAAGAAAAAGCCCGCCGGGCCGAAGCCTGACGGGCATAGATGAAACTGTATTTATATAAATCAGTAGCGATTTATGATTTTTCGTCTCACACGTTGCACTTTCGTCTAATCTGCGGGTTAAATGAGACGATTACTTGAAAGGACGCTCAAGGTATGGCAAAAAGAAAATTCAACAAGGGCGGCGAGGTTCGGCTGGTCGCCTATTACAGATACAGCGGCGGCAGCGGGCAGACTGAGCAATCCATTGAGGGCCAGCGCCGGGACTGCGAGACCTACGCCCGCCTGCACAATATGACCATCCAGAAAGAATATGTGGATCGTCACATCAGCGGCAAGACCGATGATCGTGCGGCGTTCCAACAAATGATTGCTGACAGCGACAAGGGCGCATTCGATATGGTGATCTGCTGGAAAACAGACCGCTTCGCCCGGAACCGCTATGATTCTGCCGTGTACAAGAAGCGCCTGCGCGACAACGGTGTTGAGATCGTCTATGCTGCTGAATCCAACATTTCCGGTGCGGAAGGTATCATCATTGAGGGCGTGATGGAAGCGCTGGCCGAATACTACTCCGCCGAGCTGGCTGAGAAGATGCGCCGCGGCATGAGGGAAAGTGCTCTCAAAGGGCAGGCCATCAGCCGTTGCCGCGCCCTTGGCCTGAAAACGGACGAGCACAAACGGTTCGTCATTGATGAAAAGACCGCACCCACTGTGCGCTTTATCTTTGAGCATTACGCCGCCGGAGAATCCGCCATGTCTATTGTTGAACAGCTCAACGCCAAAGGACTGCGCACCAGTCAGGGCAACCCCTTCAACAAGAGCAGCATTCCCCGGATCATCCAGAACGAAGCCTATCGCGGCGTGTACGTCAGCAAATCGTATGACGTGCGCATTGAAGGAGCCATTCCGGCCATTATCGACAATGAACTTTGGGAGAGGGCGCAAACCATGTTGAAATTGAACCGTCAGCTCAAGGCAAAGAATGAACCGAAAGCGGACTATATCCTGTCCGGCAAGCTCTACTGTTCCTGCGGTTCCCTTATGCGCGGCATGAGCGGGCACAGTGCCACTGGCGAGGTCTACCGCTACTACACCTGCCCCAATAAGGACTGCCACCTGCGGAACATCCCGAAGGACGATCTGAAGGGAAAGGTCATGCAGTCCATCGTGGATCACCTCTTGCAGCCGGAATCTATGGAAGCACTGGCCGAAGCTATGGTCGAGGTGCAAAAAGCCGACGCTGAAAAGCCCAACGCCGAACGTGTAGCCATCGAACAGAGCCTTGCCGATGTCCGCCGCCGCAGTAAAAACATTTTGGACGCCATTGAAAACGGCACCGCTAATGCGCAGCTGTGCGCCCGTCTGGATGATCTGACCGAACAGGAGCAGACCTTGAGCTTCCAGCTTTCTTCTCTGGAAAAGGAGAAGCCTGTTGTGTTCACAAAAGAGCAGTACCTTTTCCTGCTGGAACAGTTCTTGATGGAGCCGTCCGAGCGCACACCGGAGTATGGTCGCCGTCTTGTTAACACTTTCGTAACAAGTATGGTAGTTAGCGGCCGTGAACTGGTTATCAATTTTAATGTTTCGGACGAAACCGTTAACAAAAACAAAAAAACATCCCAGACAAACTTACAAAAAGAAAGTTCGTCTGGGATGCGTCTGGTCCGAGTGGCGAGAATCGAACTCACGGCCTCTTGAACCCCATTGTGCTCCATTCGCGGACACATTGGTCAAAACGGCACACAATATACGCCATATCACTAATTTCCGAATCCGTTTTTTCATTCTATTTCATTTGATGTCAAGAAGTTTCGTTTCTATTGTGGTCAAATTGTGGTCAAACGACCCCGACAAATGACTTTTCTCCCCTGCTAAGTTACATCGCGCAATTTCGATTTTCATCAATCGAAGTTGCGCTTTTTGTTTGCACGAATTATCTATAAGGAGGATTCGTCAACCATGTCAATGAATCATCGTTATTTTTTCATCCTTGACACAACCGTATGGTATTGACATCTCCATGCTGTATGGCTTAAACTATCTACGTCTTTGTTATCTTTCATTTCAAAGATAAACCTTCCTGTTCCTAGAATGTGGTTGGCAAACCCACACTCTATTCTACCGGGAGGTTTCTTTTTGTCTAGGGCTAAAGCTTTTTTACTCCACCAGCATAGCTGGTGGTTGTCGCTCGCTCAAGCTATCCAATGCAAAAAGC